AGAGTCCATTGCAAGAACGGCTGTCTCGATGTTTGCGGGGATGACACCTCTAGGTGGCTTGTACTGCTGAAACTCTCTTGCGGGCTTTGCTGTGACGCTAGCTACTTCTTCGGGCTTAATCTTCATCACCGGCTTTTCAGGCGGCTTCACCGGCTCAGGCGCGGCGATTTGTTTTTTCTTAAACCACCACATCAAATTCTCCTGAGTTGGTTAGGGTCGATAGCCATTGGCGCATGTCCTGAAATCAGGTTGTCGTCGATGGCATCCATCCATGTATCAAGAATGTCGTCGTTGTCGTGGCTGTCATCAGCAGAGAACGCGGCGCACTCAGTCATTGCCGTCAGCACCCACGAGGTGTTGCCAGCTACCGTGTTGTCTTCGTAGTAGGTATGGATGATTGCCGCACCGTTCTGATCGTGCGTTGCCGGCACAAACACTTTGCCGGTTTTAATCTGCGGGATGACGTTCAGGCAGCGAACCAGTTTGTTCTGACCGGTGCCGCGTGGAATCTCTTTAACCGGGATGCTCATCTGTCCGGGGGTCGTACTGCGCTTCTTCAGCGTGGTGATAAGCCCCTGACCAGCCTGTTTCTCTTCAATCGCCATGTGACGCATTGGCATAACACGAACAGAGCCACTCATTTTCCATTTGGCCCAAAGTTCCTCTGCCTTCTTCAGCAGGTCTTCCGGGTCCCAGCGTCCGCGCACCACATCGATGATGTAGAGATTTCCGTCAACGCCCATTCCAACCAGCGTAAATACGGTGTAATCCAGCCAGTCCTCGACCTTGCCGCTGTTTGTATCGACATACACAGCGCGATACTGAAGCTTTGGCAAGGTTACGTATGTCTGAAACCATGCTGTGTCGAGAATGCCGCCAGTAAGCGCCATCGGGTTTTGCTGGTACTGAGACAGGAATGTGTAGCGGTCACGCTCCCAGAGAGCAACCAGATCGTTCACATCCTCCATCTGAGGCCAGTATGACCAGTAGCGTTCACCTGATACGGTTACGCACTCTGTGTCTTTGACTGTTTCCCAGCAAAGCGTCTTCCACGGCTCAGCAAGCGACTCGATGTACTTTTCGGTAATCAGCGCCGGTATAGCAACGTGATGGAAGTTGACACCCATACCACCGGACAGCATGAAGCCTGTAGCGTCCTCAGTGTGAAGGCGCTGCTGAATGCTCACGAATGGCGTTGGGTGCTCTTTCGACTTATCACCGCGACGTGAGCGGATGGTGTTAACCAGCAAGCTATTGGCACTGTTGCGCCTTGACTCGCTGAGCATGTCGACCGGCTTGTTGTAGTCATCCAGCATGACCATGCCAGAGAAGTCAGGGCCGAAGTAACCGCCGCGACCACCGGTAATCTGCCCATTACTGGAGCGAGATACCGTCTGACCAGTTGAACGCGCTTTGGAGTCGAGTATCTCCCACTCTTCAGCCTGATTGACGCCGAAACCACACGGCCACAGCTCCTGATATTCTTTGCTGGCAATAATATCGCGGGTGCGGCGTGAGTTGCGCTTAACCAGCGTGTCAGCAAATGAGATGTTCAGGTTGCGAAAGCGCTTTAACCTACCCTCCTGCACCAACGCGTTAACGTAGGCAGGAAAGTGGATGGAGAAAAATTCTGTCTTTGTCCCGCCTGGCGGAATGTTGATTATCAGGTTGCGCGGCTGCAACTTACCGGCGATCAGGTCATCAATCTTCGATGCCATCAGGCGGTGATGCCAGTTAACCAGCAGGCGATCGCCCTGAATCAGTTCGAACCATAAGCGGGTGAAGTTGAGAAACGACTTAGTTGATTTGGACTTAACGGCAACGCGCTCGGGGAACGGTAAATCTTCCCATTCGATTACTCTCGCCATATCAGTCTAATCCGTCTAGTTTCCCCTCGAGCTGCTGCTGAGCGGCTGCGTAATCTGCTGGGGAATAATTCACTACCTGAATCGGCAGGCCATCTTTGCCAACAAGCTCTGATTTAACGTTGGCTTTAAATGCCTGAACGGTGGCGTGATCGCCAACCAATCGCAATGCTGCTGCTGCGCCTTTGGCGTCGAAAGCGTAAACAACATTGCCTTTCTCATCGGTTACGACATCACCGCGACGGTCGGTCAATGGCTCAACCTCTTGCATGCAACGCTCATGGAGTTTTACGGCCTGACGCAAAACGTAGTCGGCGTCAATCTGCACCCTCTCCATGCGGTCTTTGTTCAGTTCTGCTATCAACTCCTGAATGTGAGGTTTTGTGAGGTTCTCATATCCAGTCTCTTTGGCGGTCTTTGCGCTGTAACCCGCCCTGATAGCTGCCTGAGTGGCATTGAGGTCTTTCAGGTACTCACGGGCAAACAGCTCTTGTTTGTCGGTGAGCTTTGCCATTTATTTCTCTTCAATAAATTCAGGTTCGATGTTGAATGCCAGCACCTCACGCAAATTCACCCCACTCTGCGCACCATCAAGGTTTTCGAAGAGAAGGAATCCCGCGTCGATGATTGGGTTTGGTGAGCGCTGAGCGCCAACAAGAATGCGATCGCCACCATGAGAAAATGATTCTTGGGTAGTGATGAACACATTCCAGTGCTTGATTAGCTTCGCCATCAAATCAATCCTGCAGTTCGTGCCTTCGCAAGCAGCGCGTTAAAGTCTGTCACCAGACCTGCAACATCGGTTGCGGTTGAATCAGCCTGCGTTGCCATTTTCTTAACGCCACCGATCGTAGTGGTCGTTGCTGCCGGTAGCGTGTATTCACCACCCTCAACATCTTCAGGCGTTGCTACGTCTACCGGGTAGCCGCCGACTGACATGCATTTAGTTGTCATATAGCATTTCCTACTAGTCAGATAGATATAACCCTCGGCAATGGCGATATCGCCAACCGATGATTCATTGTGTTTATGCTGAAAGTTGAATTCAGTGAACGCAGTTTTCAGCACAAAATAAAAACCGCCCGAAGGCGGCTCATGTTATTTCTTAGCCATTGCAATGGCTGCTTCAAATAATTTTTCCAATATCAAATCTGGAAAAACTAGCTTTTCTTTAGCAATGAAAATCTCATGCTTGTTGCCTTCCCACTCCCATTTGAAGTGGTGCCCATCAGGGCCGGGAGTAAAGTATGCTTTTGCTTTTGGGTTGGCGTATTCTGCAGCAGTTAATTCATCAAACTTGAAATCTTTAGGATCAACGATCACGGCAATCTCCTTTGCGGTAAGTAAATTAAAAATGCCGCATGATTATATCCCTTCAAGCTATTTTAGGCACTGCTCGCTGATGTAATGCTGGAGATACCTCACCTTGGCCTGGTCGCTGATGATTCCGGCTCGGATATCGAGAACGTTTGATCCAGCACCTGGAGAGAGTTCGACGGTTCCTGCATTGCCCACGCTGCCGGAGCTGGGGGTTTCGCTCTTACACTCGCCTGCGACCCGCACCCGGCTACCATTAGCCAACTTAGCGCGAAGCCTGTCATTTTCAGCATTCGCATCTGCTAATTCCTTCGTGTATTTCGCATCGAGAGCAGCAACGTCGCGCTGACGCACCTGCATGTCATCAATCGTGGCGTTTGCCTGCTTAAGCGCATCAGATGCTTTATCGCGCTGGGCCTTGTAGTCGATTGCGTTGCCACGGTAGTACAGCGCCATGCTTCCGGCTGATATCAAGCCTGCCAGTAAAAGCAGCAGCAATCCGAGTGTCGCCTTAGATATCATTTGCGCTTTCCGCCAGGCAGAGAGAACGCTCCATGTCGCGGCGGTTCATCAGGCCTTTCCACTTCATGCCACCTGCGTATACCCAGCGACGCAGTTCTTCGCATGCTCCAGCCTGGTCACCAGCGTTCAGCTTTTTGAGCAGAGTGGATTTTGAGAAGGCGGAAGTGCCGACGTTGTATGTGAAGCTGTAAAGCGCGGCGCGGGGGTATTCACCCAGTGGCACCTTTACCATGGAATCGACAGCCTTCTTAACTGGCTGCAGGTCATTCCACATCAGACGATCGCATTCGCGGTCGGTGTACTTCTTTCCCTTCACGATGTCGGCACCGGTATGACCATCGCAGACAGTCCATACCCCAGCCACATCTTTGTAAGGTTCGTACACGCGACCTTCTACCCCATCCTTTCCGCCGAGAAATACCGTTGCGATAAGCATGGCTCCGCCGCCTGCAGCAGCAATAAGCCTGTTGCGCAGTGTGTTAGACATTGCCATTGGGTTAATCCTCGGTGAGGTCGGGCGCGGTGGGCCAGCGTTGCAGTGCTTTAATCTGCGCCATTGTGGCCTTGCGTTTGTAATACCAGTTGATGCCGAGCGTAAATAGCGCGACCAGAATACCGGCCAGCACTCCAACAGCACTCCATTCATCGGGACTTAACCTGGTCAGCAGACCGTTGGCAATTGTCCCGGCAGAAGCGCCGTATGCCGCACCTGATGCCAGTTTGCTCATATCGATACTCATATACACCTCGCTGTTCGCTTGGTGCCGCCTGTAGTCGTAAGAAAAGAGCGCTCATCCCCACACAGCAATGAGGGTCTGAATAAGTTTTGGGATGGCGCTAAAACGAAAAAAGGCCGCCAACTGGCGACCTCTTAAATTTGATGTACCCCACCCGGCGCTTATCTCCGGCACTCGTAATGGCTTAGCTCTTGAAGGGGCGAAACAATCTTCTCAGAAAGATTAAATCTCGATTTAACAATAGTTGCTAACATTACTATTAGCCAACTAACTTAATTGGCTTTAAGCACTTTCCGCCAAATACTGGGTTATCAATAATCTCAAGGAATCGCAAAAGTGCCTGATTTTTAGATTCTGAATAACAAAAAGCCCCATCGGTTAAGACGGGGCTTTCGGCCTGATATGCGAGATGAATGATTGGACTAAAGAACAATACACATCAGGCGATTCACTTTTTACAAAAACTTTTTTCGGGTGTCAATATCGC